ATAAACCTCAACTTCTTCCAGCAAAGACTCATACAAAGCCGGATCAAGTTTCCCGATCAGCTCTTTCATCCCCTCCGGCGAAAGATCAAGATTTGTTGTCATTTTTTATTCAACATTTCTAAAGTTGATGTACACAGGCCGCACACTACGCCGCCTCTCCAACCTCTTCAATACCCCTAACTTCACCAACCTATCCACAATCTCCTTGGTATTGCCCACGCCAGTCTTACCCCGCAAATCCGCAATCTGCCTCAAAGTCGGGCTACACCCCCACTTCTTCCAAAACTCATCCACCACCAAAAATACTTCCCTCTGCGCCGGGCTCATATCTACCTCCATACACTTCTCAAACGTCACCCTCGGCCGTCGTGCCATCTCTCGATTTATTTTTAACCTCGTGGTAACGTTACCACCAGACCTAAAAAAGTTCTCGTTTTCCAAAAATATACCCCCCACCTAAATTATTCCGTTTTACCAAGGGGGGTGTTTCCAGATAGCTCATCCTCTAAGCTGGTAACAGAATCGGAAGGGGGTACCCCATTTTGTGATGATTGAGTGTGCTCGTTAGTATGTATAGAGATGGAGGGACTCCTAACGCCATTCGGGGTGATGGGGGTCGCAGCCTGGTCGCCGGCGGAATCGCTGACGGCTGGGGTCGCATCGGGCGCGGCGTTGGCATCAGTCGCGGTCGCGTCATGCGTGAGCTCATTCATAAGCGAATCAGCGTCAACCATTACCGCATCAGTCGCGCCGGTGTTCATCACTTCGCGTAGCTTTGCGAGTAGCGCGCCTTTTGCGTCTTCACTTGATTTAATCACTCGGTGCTCGGACCGCGTCACGAAGGCATCGACGCCGGCAACTGTGCCCAAAACCTTCGCCGCCGCTACCTTGGTTGACTCTTTTGCGTCATCATTTGCCAGCACTTTCACAAGCGAATGGATTACGAGAGCCCTCAATTGTTGGGGCGTTTGATATGTAACCGCATCGTTTGCCGCCTTCATTACTTCTATTTCCCGCGCGATTCCCTCGTGCTTTTTAAGTTGGCTTGCGTGGTTGCCTACAGTCTTGGGCTTACCCTTCGCGTTGTATGCCTTTCGGTAAGCACCCGCACCGGTTTCACCGCTGGCAACTAATCGCGCAAATTCTTTTTGTTTATGGGTTAGCTCATTGGAAACGCCTAGAACGCTATCCATAGGGACTGTCTTTATGGCTTCCCTTAATTGTTTACGACTCAACTGCATAACTGCTCCGCTTCGCGTAGTGATACCGGCGCCGATTCTACCGGAACAAAGCCGGAACTGTCACCTATGCGACACCTGGCACCCTTTTTAGGGGTTTACTGTCACCTAAGTGACTGACAGAGGGCTTGACAGATGCGAGTATTCATTCCCTCAGAGCACCCCATTAACAACACACACCGAAAGGCTACGCCAATGAATGAATTCTCAAACGCGCACGAAACCGGAAAGCTGATTCGCTACCGCGAGCAAGCCGCCCGAACCGATGAAATAACCGCCGCGCTAGACGCCGGACTATTCGCCGTAGTTGGCACCGCGCCCGCTTATTGCCCTTTTACCGATGCCACCACCGGCGCCGCTACACACTTGCTGGCAACATTTCCAACACGCGAAGCCGCCGAAGCCCGCGCCGCCGAATACAACCAAGACGAAACCGAAGTATTTTTTGAGGTTTTGCCACGCTTGCCCCGCCCAGCAGTTACCGCGCTGGACTTCGCCGATATCCCTTTTTAACCAACCGGAAGACCTAGACCATGAAAACTAAACCCAACCACCAAGCCGCCGCCGCTTTAGACCACGCGCTAGAGATGTTGCCCTTCAACTGCAAGCCCGACCAATTTATAAACGCCGTGCGACTGTCCGGCGCGCCCTATGGCTTGGACTATCAGCAAGCCTGTGCCAATTGGATAGCAGTTCGCGACGAAAAACGCCGCGCCAAGCGCCGCGCCGAACTCGCCGACCAAATCGAAGCCATTCTTTATTTAATCGCCCCACTCGCCGCCGCCGCGTTGTGGTTTTTCTCTACCAAGTAACCCCGAAAGGCAAACAATGCAACCAAACGACAAGCCCGCGCCAACTTTCACAGTGTGGATAGGTGGCATAGCAGACTTAGAAAACGCAAGCCTAGAAAAAGCCACCGAAGTGTTGAAAGAATGGCAAGCCGAAGGCTACACCGATGCAGTAATTGAACTCGAAACCCCCTCCACCAACTGAAAGACCGAAACCATGACAAAACGCAAACTCACATTTCACACCGACCCCGCGCACGGCTGGCTGGAAGTCACGCGCCGACCTCGACACGCTGGACATTTCCCACCAAGTGAGCCGGTATTCCTACGAACGCGCCGACCGCGTATATCTTGAGGAAGACCGAGACGCCGCCCTATATCTTGAAGCCGCAAAAGCCGCAGGCTGGACTCTTAACATGACCGAAAAGAACGAACCCCGCAACGATTCGCCCGTTCGCTCATATCCACGCTATCAGCCCCGCGTCACACCCGCCGCGCTAATCAACGCCGCCCAACGCTTGGGAAAACTCCACCTCATTCACTCGAAAGGTTAACCCCATGATTACGACACAAAAAGAAATTCGCGCCGCTTTTTGGCAATCGCACCCCGATGCGCCCCGCCGCCGCTACCGGTATAGCTGGAACTCAAACGACAAAACCGCGCCGCTGGTTTACCCGATAGATACCCGATGCGCTTTTGTTGATTTTGTCGATTATTTGCACCGAGACGGACAAATAACCGAAGCACTCGCAAACCGCGTCACCCTCTAAACCATAACCAACCGAAAGAACCATCATGCCTAATCACTGCGCCAACTCACTCAAAATCACCGCCACCACGCCCGAGACCCGCCAAATGCTGGACGCTATACGCGCCGCCATTGCAGACGAAAAAGGGTTTTTCCAAATAATCGACCCATGCCCGCCCGAACTAGAAGACACCCGCGCCGGTTACCCGAAAGACGACCGCGAAGCCACGAACCTAGAAAAATTCGGGTTTGCGAATTGGTATGACTTCCAAGTCGCCCGCTGGGGCACCAAGTGGAACGCTTACGAAATCGACACGCTGGCAGACACCGCCGACACCTTAACGCTCACCTTCGACACCGCTTGGAGCCCACCGGTAGGCATATACCAAACGATGCACGAAAAGGGTTTTCAGGTTGAAGCCACTTTTGTCGAGCAAGGTTGCGACTTTGTGGGTTATTGGAAAGACGGACACGACCACACGGATAGCCTTTCCAAGGTTTCACCCGCCTTTTATGACGATGACGCCGGATTTTCTTACGATGAACTTGAGCACTATTTCACCGCCCACGGAATCGACCACACACCCGCACACTTTGGAGGTTAAGACATGAACGAACTATTCACACCCGCCGAGCTCACAAATTTGGTTGACATGCTGGCAGATATCCGCGCGCAAATCGCCGACCTGCAGGAAAAAGAGAAAACCTGCAAAGCCGCGCTTATCGCGTCAAACGCGCCCGCCATTGATGGCACTCTCCACCGCGTCACCATCAGCCAAACCACGCGCACTAATATCGACTGGGAGGGAATCGCCCAAAGGTTTCAACCAAGCCGCCAACTGATTAACGCTTACACCACCACCAGCGCGCCGGTTTTTACTGTTCGCGTTACCGCCCGAAAGGTTTCACGATGAAAGCCGCCCGCCTAGTAACTGTCACAGTGAAAAGGGTTTACGGAATGCCGGTAATTTATCCGGCAGACGCCAACGCCCGAAGTTTTGCAGCCATTGCAGGGACAAAAACCATCACGCCCGCCGCACTCCGGCACATTAAAAACTTGGGTTTTGAAATCACCGAACAAACAACACCCGCCGCAACTTTGGAGGATATCCACGCATGAAAACCCTTTGTATTACCGAATCAGACAACCGCAAAACCGGAAGAATTCCAACCACCTACGCCGACCGCGAAACTTGCCCGCCCTCATGCCCGCATTACCGCACCGACTGCTATGCCGAAGACTATTACACGCGCCTAGCTTGGAATCGAACCGCGCGCGATGGCAAATCGTTGCCGGATTTAGTGGCATTCATTGAAAAAATGCCAGCCGGTCAACTTTGGCGCCACGCCGTAGCCGGTGACCTATGGGGCAAAGGTGAAAAGGTAGACCCCGCCGCACTGGGTGAAGTGGTTCGCGCCAATATTGGAAAGCGCGGATTTACTTACACGCACAAGAAAACGCCCGAGGCTTTGAAGTGGATAGCCCACGCCAATGAATGGGGTTTCACAATCAATCTAAGCGCAGACGATGCCGGTGAAGCCGATAAGCTCGCCGCCCTAAATATCGCGCCGGTGGTGTGTATCGTGCCCATGGACACGCCCGAAAAGTCAACCACACCCGAAGGGCGCCCGATTACTATTTGCCCCGCGCAAACAAAACAATATATGACTTGTGCAGTCTGTCAGTTATGCCAAAAGGCAGACCGCCGCGCCATTGTGGGTTTCCGCGCCCACGGAACACGCGCCAAACAAACCGACCAACGCGCCCGCCGCGTGATACCAAT